TTACAACTTTAACGTCGTCAGACACATTTACATATAACCCTGCGCGAGACCCCGTGCTGATTTTAAATAACGTCACGGCAGGTGCTCTATCACCAAACATTGACGGGGCTGGTGGGACTAGCGTTTTAGTTTCTGGTATTGGCAATGTGTCGGTATCGAGTGGCTATACCGTGCCATCTATCGCCGCTGGTACCGTAGTGCAAATCAGGCTCAACACAATCAAAGAGTTTTTAAAAGGCACTATCGCAGTGACCGGCGGCCTAGGCATAAAAGCATCAATTCTGGAGCAATAAACATGCCAAACCTAACAGCGGATTTAAATACCACATACTCATGGGTGTGTGGTGGTACCGTCGAGGTATTATCGTGCCCAGCCCTGTATCGTCATGTGCGTGATGGGGTGCAGTGCGAGACTAGCTTTGAGATGCACACGGCAACTGTAACAGTGACTCTAGTATCAGGGATAACCGAAACTGTAACAGTGCCAAATGCGCACAGTCACGCAGCACGGATAGGGCAATATATGCAGTTGTCGGGCGTAACTATTACCGGCGTACCCGCTGGGACGTACACTGTTAGATTTAGCATGTAAGCGGCAAAGAGGCGGAGAGGGCGGAATGGCGGCACCACAGGGGAATCAATTTTGGAAGCTAAGGGCATCACATGGGCGCGATAAGATATTTGCATCCGCTGATGCTCTGTGGGAATCATGCTGCGAGTATTTTGATGAAGTAGAGCAAAACCCGCTATTTGAAGATACAGTGAGCTTTTATCAGGGTGTACCCACCAATGCGCCAATCACTAAAATGCGAGCAATGACCCTAGGCGGCCTGTGCGTGTTTCTTGGGATTGACAGGAAAACGTGGGCAGACTGGAGAACAAAAGAAGATTTTTCCCCAATCGTTACGCGTGTGGATGAAATTATCCGAGATCAAAAGTTTACTGGCGCTGCTGCTGGCCTGTTAAATCCCAATATTATTGCCCGCGATCTCGGGCTTAAAGACGTTGCTGCGCACGAACACACAAGCCCCGATGGGTCCATGACGCCAAAGGCATTGGACCTATCAAGCCTATCAACTGAGGACTTACAAAGCCTTGCAAGCATTGCCGCAAAGCATAACGGCGCTGCTGAGTAATCCTGATTTAATACTGGACGAAATAGCGAGGCGCGACTTTTGGGCGTACTTCTGCCGCATCAACCCGAAGATAAAAAAGGGGTGGTGGCAGAGGGATGCCGCAAAACACCTACAGCAATTTTATGATGATCTGGTGAGCGGCAATAGACCGGCGCTTGTCATTGAGGCGCCTCCGCAGCACGGAAAATCAGAATTAATCGTTATATTCATATCCTGGCTGGCTGGCAAACACCCGGACTATCGCACAATTTACACATCATTCAGTGAGCGCCTTGGCGTTAGGGCTAACCTAAAGCTGCAGCGGCTATACGATTCTCCAGTCTATAAGCGGATATTTCCAGCAACGCAAATACCCTCTGTGTCGTCAACAATGGCCGCGCGCAGTCGTGAGCTATTGGAGTACGTGGATCAGATTGGTTATTTCCGCAATACAACTGTGATGGGGTCAATTACCGGTGAAGGTCTTGACCTTGGGGTGATTGATGACCCGCTTAAAGGTCGCGAGGCGGCAAACTCTGAAGTTATCAGGGAAAAGGTATGGGATTGGTTCACTGATGACTTTTTCACCCGCTTTAGTGAGCAAGCTGGGCTATTGGCTATTCTCACTCGTTGGCATGTTGACGATCCCATAGGGAGATTGATTGCCAGCAAGCCAGGCGTCAAGGTTTTGAAGTATCCCGCCTTGGCTGATGAAGATGCCAAGCTAATGCCTCATGACCCGCGCGCACCCGGCGAAGGTGAAGCGCTATTCCCTGAACACAAGAGTTCCGAGTTTCTTCAGGAGCGTAAAACCGTCATGGCTCGCGCTCGATGGTTATCACTCTATCAGCAGTCGCCTATACAGGAAGGCGGCGGCATGTTTAAGGTGTCGATGTTTAAAATTGTCGATACTGTTCCGGCATTGCGTAAAACTGTCAGGTACTGGGATAAAGCAGGGACCGATGGTGGCGGCTGCAATACTGCGGGGGTCAAGATGGCGCAGACATTCGATGGTCAATGGATAGTGCTCGATGTAGTCAAGGGCCAGTGGTCTGCATTGGAGCGCGAGCGCCGCATAAGACAAACCGCAGAACTGGATGGGCACAGCGTCGAGGTATGGACTGAGCAAGAGCCAGGTTCTGGAGGGAAAGAATCTGCGGAAAACACTGTTAGAAACTTGGCCGGCTATGTCATAAAAGTTGAGCGAGTCACCGGGGATAAAGCTTTGCGCGCAGAACCGTACAGCGCACAGGTAGAGGCTGGAAACATCCTTTTGCTAAACAAAGAGTGGACAAAGGATTTTATTGACGAGCACGAAAACGCACCGCATGGCACATTTAAGGATCAGTGGGACGCGGCAGGCGGAGCGTTTAATAAGTTGGCATCATCCACTTATGATATTATGAGCGCAGTTTAATCAAATTAGGTGCACTACATGGGCCGCAGAAACCGACCACCAGCAAACACTACCAGCGCCGCAGTAAATGACACGCTGACCAATCTAGCATCAGGTATGCATGTATTAGGCCAAGACAAGGCGGCCAGCAATCAATACTCATTTACTGAGATCCCTTTCAATCAGCTCGAAAACGCTTACCGAAGCGACTGGGTGGCGGGCAAGGCCGTTGATATTCCCGCTGAGGACGCAACGAGCGAGTGGCGAGCGTGGAATGCAACTGCTGAGCAGATAACGCTATTGGAGCAGTGCGAGCAGCGATTGGGTGTGCAAGCCAAAGTCGAGTCGGCGCTGAAAAAAGCTCGCCTGTACGGTGGCGGCGCTATCGTTATTGGCATCAGAGGGCAGGAGGATGTAAGCAAAGTCATAAATCTTGACGCAATCAAGCAAGGAGACCTGCAATACCTGCATGACGTGAGCCGATACGAATTGACGGCGGGCGAAATTGATTGGGACTTAGGGAGCGAATACTTCGGACGCCCGAAATACTATCGCCTCGCTACTGGCCACGCTATCGAAGTAAATATTCACCCATCGCGAGTTGTACATTTTAACGGGCGCGAATTACCATCGCGCAAAACCGCAGGCTATACCGGGTGGGGCGATTCGATCATCCAGCGCATTGACGATGCGGTGAAGCACGCCGCAATACCTCAACAGCAGATAGCAACGCTGCTCATGGAGTCAAACGTTGATATTATTAAGATCCCTGGCTTTATGTCTCATGTATCGACAGAGGAATACCGCAGCAAACTGATAACAAGATGGCAATTAGCAGCGGTAATGAAGTCAATTAATCGCGGCTTGATACTCGACAAAGACGAGGAGTGGACAAAGCTTTCACCCAATTTCAGCGGGCTGAAAGATCTCGCAATGATGTATTTGGAGATCGCAAGCGGCGCGGCTGATGTGCCAGCAACAAGAATGCTTGGAAAGTCTCCTGACGGGCTTAATGCTACCGGCCAAAGCGATCTTGAAAACTATTACAAGATGATCGGCAATGTGCAAAAAAACCGAATCTCTCCATGCTTGCGAACGCTCGACGAGTGCATTATCCGCAGCGCTTTAGGATCGCGCCCGGCTGAAGTGTTTTACACTTGGCGCCCATTGTGGACATTGAGCGAGACGCAGAAAACAGCGAACTTTTTAAGCAGAACTCAGGGCGTAGTAAATCTGGTTAATACCGGATTGTTTAGCGTTGAACAATTGCAGAAGGCTGTAATCAACATGCTGGCAGAAGACGGCACCCTGCCTGGCATCGAGCAGGAAGAGGTTGAGATTGAAATTGATGAAGACGACGACGAAGTAAAGGAGCAATTTGGTGCGACTACTGAAGAGTAATAAACCAGTCTGCCTATGCTGCAATGACAAATTGCCGATACTCGATGCAAAGCGCCTAGACCCTACCGGCACCCTAACTCTACGCGGTAAATTTGAGCAGAATTTGGTGGGTCGATTTAATCGGCTGAAAACCTTAATTACTCAGTCAGTGGCTCAAAATGACGCATTTGGCTTAAAGGCGTTGCGCATTGGCGATTCTGTGCCGCAGTCAATCGTGATGGATGCGCAGGCTATCCCGCAAAGAGCGTTCAGTTTTGATCGTCCTGCGGATAAAGTCGGGCGGTTTATGGCGTGGCTGAATGAGGCGCAAAACAACGGCATATTGGAAGTGCAGACTGGTGCATCGCAAGTCGCGGCGGCCCAAGCCTCATGGATGAATACCTATATCGACACGGCCTACGCCAAGGGCATACGCGATGCAGTTGGCAAGCTTAGGGCTGGTGGCGCAACGGTTGCTGAGTCGTGGATATCACAAGCATTTTTTAGGCCAATCCATGCGGACCGTTTGGGGCTGATTTACACCCGCGCCTATAGCGATCTTGACGGAATTACCAAAACAATGGATCAGCAAATAAGTCGCATCCTGGCGCAAGGTATCGGCGAGGGGCGCGGACCGGCTGAGCTGGCGCGGCAGATTAACGAGCGTGTGGATAAGATTGGCATCACCCGTGCGCGCGTGCTTGCGCGAACTGAGATTGTGAGCGCGCACGCTGAGGCTACGTTAAACAGCTACGAAGAGGCTGGATTGGAGGGCGTGGAGATAGAAGCCGAATGGACACTGGGGCAAAACCCTTGCGAGCTATGTGTTGATGCTGCAAATAATGGGCCTTACACTATTGAGCAGGCGAGGGGTATGCTCCCCCTTCACCCCAATTGCATGTGCGCGTGGAACCCTAAAGTCATTGGCGGAACCGGTATAGAGCTGGTATAATCAGCACTCAATCAACTATCGGAAAAGCCGAGGTGAAAAATGTTAAGCGAAAAAGATAAGCTATTCATATCTGATAAAATCCAATCGGCATCAGCCCAAGAAATAAAGGAGTTTGCGCTAAAGTGCGCTGAAATTCTTTCCTCTACAGAAGAATCAAAAACCCCTCCAGAAGATTTAAATCCCGGCGAAGGCGATCTAATCCCAAGCCTTTGTGGCCCAAGTATTTTTGTGTATTGGAATGGCCCATCTGATGAAAAAATTAAGCATGGCGAACGACTGGAGTATCTGAGCTGGCACAAAGACGGGGAAAGAATTGGCGTTAAGGGCTACAGTGGGGGGGTTCATTTTGTTGCACGCAATCATATTTCGGCAGAGCCGTCTGCCAAGTTCCGCCCAATAAACCCTAATTCGCTCTGGAGCTCAGAAGAAGAAAGGCAGGAGTTCATTAACAAATTTGGCCCCGGTTTTGGTCATGCAAAGGCAGTAGTAGTAAGGCCAGAATGCCAAAACCCCACAGCATTAATGCTCCGCCAGATAGCCGACCAAATAGATTCCGGTGATAAAATTATAACCTCTATGGTAATCAAAAACGAAACTAAAGAGGGGATGCCGACTGAGGATGGATGGCGCACTATTAGCGCAACTGGAAAATCAACTATCACCGTTGAAATTGTCGAGGACCTGGCCCAATGAGCAACACCCCCGAAGAAACCCAAAAAACCCTTGACTGGGCTGTTCAGCAGTTGAGCATCTGCCAGAAAACGCAATTCTATGGCAAGGTCACATTCATTTTTGAGAATGGGAAAATCGTGCGCAGGACTTCGGAGAGTTCAGAAGTGCCGCCTAAGGCGGTGCAGAAATGATAACAGTAGGATTGGTTTTTGACATTGGTCACCCGGTATACATTGCACAACTTGAAACGCACGGGCGAGTTATTGGCATTTATTTTTCGGATACCGGCGTGCAGTACCAAGTTAGGTATTTTTATAACGGATCACCGCAAACTGTTTATTTTTACA